CGCCCGCGTCAGCGCAACGACATTGATCGTGGAGGAGAACAATGGATAATGTGATAACCGCCGTGTTCGGCGCGATGCGCACGGCGAAAACAGCGCCCCGGCACCAGTATGACTACGGTCAATACCTAAAGTTTTCGGGCCTGCCCGCAATGCCGGACGCCTACGAGGTGCATTTCGCCAACGTGGGCGACACCGACGCGCTGCGCGTGCTGAGCGACGGCACACCCGTCGCCATCCCCGACGTGCTGCTGACCACTGGGCGTGACATCGAGGCGTGGGTGTATGTCCACACCGCCGCCGAGGACGGCGAGACGGTCTATACCGCCCACATCCCCGTCATAAAGCGGGCCAAGCCCGCGGACTATGAGCCGACGCCGGAGGAGGCAGGGCTTGTGGAGCAGGCCATCGAGGCGCTCAACCGCAAAATAGATGTCCTCGACAACGCGAACATCTACGAGATGTCCGTGGAAGATACCACGCTGGTCTTCACCAGCACGAAGGAGGGATAACACATGGCCGAGATCAAGAAAATACGGGTTGACGGCACGGATTACGACGTGCGGGATACGAGTAAGGTTCCCGTGAATCAGGGCACTGCCAACGCCGGGAAGATCATGCAGGTCAGCGCGGACGGCATACTTGCGCCCACCGCCGCGCTGGATGGCAAGGTGGACAACACGCAGACTGTAAACGGCAAGGCGCTCAACGCGAACATCAACCTTAACGCCAACGATATACCCTATGACGATGATCCCGAGGCCCAGCGCATAGTCGGTTCGGTGGGGTCAGCGCTGTTCCAGCGGCCCCAGTATAACCAGGTGGTGCGGGTGGATGGCGAACAGTCGCTTACCGACGCGCAAAAGGCCACAGGCCGGGACAATATCGACGCCGCGAGTGTGGGCGAGGTCAGTGATCTAAAGAGCGCTTTAGGCGAGTCTACAAAAAATCTTCTTGCGGCACAAGTAAAGACTGCCACAGCTGTAAATGTACCAATAACATCAGATGGCAAAGGCAGATTTATACTAAACGGAACAGCAAACTCTAATGGCGGCAGAACAACCAATGTGTCAGGCTTATTCACTCTGCAAGCCGGAACGTATACGCTTTCCGCAAAGACTACTGCTACTTTGCAATTGTGTACCGTATGGCTGAACAAGTCAAACAACGTAGATATTATTGGCATAACTCCAAACGGCACTCCATCGACGTTCACTTTAGCTGAAGATACGTCCATATATGTAGGTTTTGGACTTGGTAATGGAAAGTCGTATGTTGCCACTGTTGAGGTCCAAATTGAAGTCGGTAGTACAGCAACGGACTTTGTGCCGAGCGTGTCTGCGTATGATTATTTTGCAAGAAAAACAGCGAATACTAATTCTGACCGCATAGAAGCTATTGAAACAAACTTTTCAAATGGGATACGGATTGAGCAGATAGCGTTTACAAAGAATACTGATAATATATTCGATGCAAAATTCAAGCCTAATATCAGGATTGATTCATCAGGCAATATTGTAGCGGAAGTATCCTCATACATATCAGCAGAAGAAGAATATATACCAGTTCAAGCAAGTACGGCATACTGTTTTTATGAAAGAGAAAAAATCAACTATACTGGCTATTTCAATATTGTTGTAAGTTTTTATCAATCAAACAAATCTTTTATATCACAAACACAGATTACAAACAGTGGATATATACAGTTCACAACTCCTGCAAATACGGCATATGTAAGATTCTATCTTTACAAGAACAATGTTGCAGATTATTTAGACGATTGGAAGTTTGTGCTTTGTGAGGGCAATTCGCCTCTGCAAAACTATGTGCCATGTAAGGTCATAGAATACGATTATGTTGAACATAAATCAAGCGAAGCACCATCGACAAATCCTTTATATGGGAAAACTGCTTTAATTTTCGGGGATAGTATTACAGATTGTTGTAATATTACTATTAACGCTGAGAATGAAACAACAGCTTATTCCTTCAAGAATCCGTCAAACACTTATATAAATGCTGACGGGAATACTATCAATTTTTCAATGTGGCCCAAAATTTTATTAGAAAATAAACAGCTTTCTGAAATCCGTAATTATGCAAAATTCGGTGCGTCATATAAAGACGGTACACCATCCGCCGGAAATGAAAGGCAAAATCTGAGTTATCAGATAACTGTTGCTGAAAACGATATTACAAATCCTAATGGGGCGTTTTCTACTTCAGGAGATTTTGATCCCGATATAATCATTTTTGCGCTTGGCACTAACGATGGCACACCGAACGACACACCAACCTCCGCACTTGCAAAACTTGTAAGGGATGCCGATACAACAATCAATGTTTCGGCTTCACTTGCCAATATGGATAGAACTAAATTCTGCGAGGCGGTTCTTTGGGCGTTCTTAAAAGTAAAAAGCCTCTTCCCGATGGCTCAATGCTTTTGCGTTACACCGTTGCAAAGTGCAAACAGAAATACGATACCGGGGTTGTTGCATGATTATTTGAAAGAAATGGCGGAACGTTATAATTATATTATTATAGACGGTTCATATACTTCTGGGATAACTAGAGAATTAAATAATGCGAGCGCGCTTGGCGAATACTTGATTGACGGATTGCATCCAAATGAAAAAGGACAAAATTTAATGGCAAGAATGATAATAAAATCGTTAGAAAGGAACTATATGCCTTTAGATGGTGATGGGTTTAATGCAAATTAACACTTTAAAAACGGACTTGTGATCAGAGCTGAAAAGCTCGCCGGGAGAGATGCCTGCATCATTCCCGGTTACCCATTTAAATAACACTTTAACTAACAACACATAAGGAGGTTCACTCACATGTCCAACTTCACCGACACCATCAAGACCATCAACCGCATGCCAGCCGACAAATCCGCTGAGATGTTCCAGCGCATGACCACAGACCCGGAGGCCGTGGAGCGCGATGTGACCGCTTGGGCGAAGAACAACCCGGAGCCGCGCTATCCCACATGGGGCGAATGGCTGTGTGAGATGGGCGTGTCCCGTGTCAGCAGCTACGAGGACGGCAAGGTCGTGTACAGCCGCACGCGCAAGTTCTATGAGGAGATGGACGCCGCCACTGCGGTGAAGCTGGGCGTGGAGCCGAAGGTTTACAAGCATGACTGAGTTGAAATACGGGGATGCAGGATGCTTCTACATCCCCGGCATTGACATCCTTGTCCCCCTTTACGACAAGACCGGGCTGTCCCAAAAGCAGTCCCAGGCGCTTGTAGACCGAGCAGACAGTGCGGTATTCTGCCGTCGCTACGGTGGCGGGCATTGCGATTACATCGCCGATCACGCGGCGCAGGGGTTTGATGCGATCAAGAAGTGCAACCTGTACACGGTGGCCGTCATCCAGACCCCCTACGCGGCACAATGCTATCAGTGCGTGGCCGTCATGCCGGGAAAGAACACGGGAAGTAACCTAATCACCTGTACCAGGCAAAGCCTGAAAAAGGTCAAGTGGGCCGACCTGTGCCTGTATACCTGTAACGACGCAACCGGGAAGAACATCACAATGGTATTCTTCAAAAAGACCATCCGCTACCCTTACCCTATCTATCCTGCAAGGGAGGTGAAATAATGGCTATTGACTTCAACAAATACATCTACAGCACCGGCACCCACTACATCGCCAACAGCGGCAAGGACGAAAACGGCGCATATCACGGCGGCAAGGCCGGAGATCAGTCCGGGCATGAGGCCGAATTGAAGAAATGGTATAACCGCCCGTGGACAGTGGTGCTGCGCTATCCCAATCAGGCCGTCGCGCTCAAGATCGCGGAGCTGTCCATCGCCATGTGCCTGAACGACAACGTGGGCTATGACCAAGATCAGCGCGGCACCTACTGGCAGCAGCTCAAAGCGGCGGGGTATGACCCATCCAAGATCACCACGGCATGCGAGGAGGATTGCACCGCCGGGGTCAGCGCCAACGTCAAGGGAGCCGGGGCGCTTATGGGCATCAAGGCGTTGGAAAACCTGCCGCTGTGTACGTCCCGCAACATGCGACAGGAGTTTGTCAAGGCGGGTTTCGTCGCCCTCACCGCCTCGAAGTATCTGACTTCACCTGACTATCTGCTCCCTGGCGACATCCTGCTTTACGAATCCCACCATGCCGCCTGCAACATCACCATCGGCTCGAAGGTGCGCGAGGACTGGTATCCCGAGGGCTACGCCACCCAGACAAAGCCCGACCCGCCCGTGGAGGAGGTTCCCGAATTTGACCTCCCCGCCGTCATGATTACCGGCTCAAGCGTGTTCGTGCGCAAGGGGCCGTCCACGGATTACGGCAGTTTGGGCGTCGTCCATCAAAACGACAGGCTGCGCTATTTCGGCTATACCTATCCCGCCAACGGCTGGTATCTCGTGGAATTTGAGAAGCAGACCGGGTGGGTGTCCGGCAAATACGGGAGGGTTGAGGCATGAGTGAGGCGGTGTTGGTTGCGGTAATATCAGGCATATTCACGCTGACTGGTGTGGTGATTACTGTGGTGGCTACGTCTAAGAAATCAGCAGAACAGCAGCGTGAAGCCAATGCCAAGATGATTACTGAACTCAAAAGCAGGTCGGACGCCTCTGACGCAAAGCTTGACAAAGAAGTGGCTCTTTTAAGAGCGGAGGTTGACGAGCTTATGCGGGAGGTCCGAATACACAATGGGTTCGCCCAGCGTATGCCAGCTATAGAGGCTGACATTAATAACATTAAGGACCAGATTAACGAACTCAAGAGTGAAAGGAGTGCTTAATCATGAGAGACTGGAAGGAATGGGCTAAGAAGGCTGGTATTCGCGCTTTTCGTACTATAATCCAAGCCGGTGCGTCTGCTGCTCTGGTGGCTATCGGAGAAGCGAAGACCATTGGTGCAGTTGACTGGGTTACTGTAGCGTCTACTGCTGGGCTGGCGGCCATTATATCCTTGCTTATGGCGCTTAAGGGCCTTCCGGAGTTAGACGAATATTATATTCCTCCTGATGATGAAGGCGATTGACAGGTCGTCGTTTCGAGTGTATAATAGTAGCAGGAGGTGATAACATGGAAAACAACAATAGCCATGTATCGTTTGTCGCTTTTGAAGCTACGTGCACTCGGTTCGATCGCATTATCAAGAGACTTACAATTGCCTTGGTAATTTGCATCCTACTGGTGTTCGCCAGCAATGCTGTGTGGTTGTACACTTGGATGCAATACGACTACTCTGGTGTGGAAGAAACCTCTACTACGACTACCGAGACGGTGACCGTTGATGGTAAGGAAGGGGTAGCTAACTACGCCAGTCATGGTGGGAGTGTTGTAAATGGCTCGGATTACAGTTCGTACAACCACGACGACTACGAGGACCCGTACTCGGACCCGGGCCAAAAAGAGCCCGAAGCCGAGTACGAGGAGAATTAGGAGACGCAGATGACACCCCAAGAGATGTCTGCTTCGGAAGTCTGTCGTTTGATCGACGAGTGGATAATAGGTAAGAATGGCTTAAGGGATAGGATGATTCTTAAGCGTCGACTAATCGACGGCGTGTGCTTCGAACCTTTAGCCGAGGAGTTTGATCTGTCTACACGGCAGGTTAAGAATATCGTTTATAGGGGTGAAGCCAAGATATTCCGTCACTACAAGTAGGCACCCTTTGACAAAGCCTCCCGGGCAACTCCCCGGGAGGCTTTTTCTATATAACTAAATACGTCTAAAAGTTGCCCCTCGGTTTCATTGCCGAGGGGCTTTTTGTATGTTACAATGAATACAGAAGGAGGGATCGTGCATGGCATTTGTTGAATGGAATCCCAACCCGGTGGGAAGACGCGTCGGAGACTGCGCTGTTAGAGCTATCTCCAAAGCCCTCGGTGTAGATTGGGAGACTGCCTATGTGATGACCGCCTCCAACGGGTTTAGTATGGGCGATATGCCGTCTTCCGACAGTGTGTGGGGTGCTACCCTCAGACAGCATGGATTCTACCGAATGTCTATTCCAGACGCCTGCCCGGATTGCTACTCTGTAAATGATTTCTGTAATGACAACCCCAAAGGCACGTTTGTTCTCGGGTTCGGAGGTCACGTCGCAACTGTCGTGGACGGAGATATTTACGATAGTTGGGACAGTTCTAACGAGATTCCGCAATTTGTGTGGTATAGAAAGGATGGAGAGTAATGGCTGTGTATAACAACGGATTTCCTATCGGCTACCAACCCATGCAGATGCCGTATTATCCACAATACCAGCAGTCCATGCAGCAACCCGCTCAACCACAACAGCCACCGACAATGACTCCGCCTACCATACGGGCAGATATTGTACAAGTCGACAATGAACAGGCAGCAGCGAATTATCCGGTTGCTGTGGGTACTCCTCAGATGATGATGGCAAAGGACGATAGCGCCATATATGTGAAGACTGCATACGCCAATGGACAATATCAGCTCGATGTATTTGAGAAGCGGCCCCCGAGGCCCCAGACGCCGCCTGTGGACATGGGTGCGTATGTCACGCGGGATGAACTGGAGAAGCGCCTCTCCGAGGTCACGGGACGTTCACGGAAGCCACTGAATAACGCGCCTGAGGAAGGGGCTGACAAATAATGTCTCTGTTTGATTCCCTTGGCAAGGCCCCCGCTCCCGCACCGGCTACGGGTGGGTCCATTAACCCGATGCAAGCTCTCTCCCAGTTAAGGTCAAACCCAGTACAGATGTTGTCTAAAGCTGGGTTTAACGTTCCGGAGAATATTGGTAATAATCCACAAGCCATTGTCCAGCATCTGCTGAACACAAATCAGATCACTCAGCAGCGGCTTAATCAATCACAAATGATGGCTAACCGCATGATGGGACGACGTTAGTATACTACCCGTGCGCGCCGGGTCTGTATAAATAAATCATGAAAGGAATCATGTACTATGGCTCTCAACGATGAAAACGGCAACGGCATGGTGATGCCGGTCCAGCCTATGGGCAACTACGGCAACGTGGGTGGCTTCGGTGGCGGTTTCGGCGGTTGGGGTGGTGACGGCTGGTGGATTATCCTCCTGCTGCTCTGCTTCAACGGCGGCTGGGGCGGTATGGGTGGTTTCGGAGGCGGCTTCGGCGGGGTGTATGAGTTCCCGTGGCTGATGACCGGCCAGCAGAACATCAACACCAATACCAACAACGGTTTCCGTGATGCCATGATCAACGACAACATCACCTCGGTCCGTGACGGCATTTCCAGTCTGTCCACTCAGCTGTGTGGTTGTTGCGGCGACATGCAGATGTCGATGGCTAACGGCTTCGCCGGTGTCAACTCCACCTTGGCGAACGGCTTCGCTCAGGCTGAGATCGCGAACAACGCGAGGCAGATTGCGGATATGCAGCAGAATTTCGCTGCTCAGACTGCTAATCTGCAGGGCTTCAATGCAATGCAGGGCCAGCTGGCTCAGTGCTGCTGCGACAACCGTGCTGGTCTGGCGGACCTGCGCTACACTGTGGCGACTGAGGCGTGTGCCGATCGCGCTGCTGTCAACGATGCTCTGCGCGATGTGATTGCGGCCAACACCGCCAGCACCCAGCGTATCCTCGACCAGATGTGCGCCGACAAGATCGAGCAGAAGAATGATATCATCGCCCAGCTTCGCTCCGAACTGATGTATGCCCGTGGTCAGGCTTCTCAGGATGTTCAGACCGCTGCAATTCAGGCCGGTCAGCGTGCTCTGGCGAATGAGGTCGAGCAGTACGTTGCGCCCTCTCCCCGTCCTGCCTACATTGTCCAGAACCCCAACTGCTGCGCTCAGAGCTTCGGTTGTGGCTGTGGCGCGGTAGCGTAAAGGAGGGATACCATGGCAGAGTTTACTTATAACCCGATTCAACTCGTAGAGCCGAGTCAAAACGTAATTCTGAATACCAGCATCGGCTGCAATCGGGGTTACGTGCTGCATCGGAACGAGAGCGGGATTGTAACCCTCCGTGGTATCGTCAACAACGCTTGTGGGTGCTTTGCCCGATATCAGGTGACCTTCAATGCCAACATTGCCGTCCCGGAGGGCGGCACTGTTGGCCCGATATCCGTGGCCTTGGCTATTGACGGAGAACCCATTCTTACGTCGAGGGCCATTGTCACCCCTGCAGCGGTTGACGAATACTTCAACGTAACCTCGACTGCAATCATTACTGTACCCAAGGGGTGCTGCTTCACGGTGGCGGTTGAAAACGCCTCCTCCAGCGCTACTCCCGGTACTACACCTGCACCCGCGATTAACGTCCAGAATGCCAATCTGACGGTATCGCGGATAGCCTAACGGGAAGGAGGACAACAACTATGCATGCGATTTATGAGTTGAAGGACATGCTCTGCAAGGAGCTGGAGGAGTACGGTGAGAAGGGTGAACTGACCACCGGTAGCCTCGATGTCATCGACAAGTTGGCCCACACCATCAAGAATCTCGATAAAATCATCGAGTGCTATGAGGAAGAGGGCTATAGTGGGCGCGGCGGCTCCTATGCTGATGGGAACATGGGCAGCAACGCTGGTGGTGGCTCTTATGCTCGTCGCCGTGGTGCCAACCAGTACGGTTCCTATGCCCGTGGCCGCTACAATCGCCGCGATAGCATGGGTCGTTACTCCCGCGAGGGCGGGTACTCCCGTGAAGGCGGTATGGAAGAGATGGTCGAGAGCATTCGCGGCATGATGCAGGAGCTGCCTGAGAATGTGCAGCGCGACGCCCAGCGGTTCGTAGAGAAGCTCGAACAGCATATGTAAGGTGGTGTGACCCTTGATAACGGAGAAGGACCTGCGAGAGGCTATTGCCGAGTGTCAAGGGCAACGCAACCCTAACGCGAACACCTGCATTAAATTGGCGGCATACTATGCGCTGCTGGACCGGCTGGAGGAAAAGCCCGAAGTAACCCCCAACTTTACGGGCTATTCCTTCGCCGCCCCAGCCCCTGAGGAACCTCAGGTTGTCGATTTCGACAGTGGTAGTGAGTTTTCTCATGTTATAGACGGCATGAACCTTGATGACGTGTGGCCGGTAATCGAGGAGCTGATGGACGTAATACAGACCATCAACCCCAAGCTCTACCGGGGCGTGATACGTAAGCTGCAACAATCAGGCGGGGAGCGATAAGCTCCCCGCCCTCGTTATATTACCCCCATCAACTGCAGAATCAACTGTACATGCCATACCTCCGAGATGCCTCCAACGACGGCTCCGGCGGCAATCCATTCACATAGTCGCCACTCCTGTATGCGTTCGAGGCTCTCCTTGGCGTCTCTCTTGGCCTCGAATGCTACCATGCGGCCGTTGATGCATCCGATGATGTCGGGGGTCCCACGCTCCGAGAAGACGCTCCCATGGATGTTGATCGCCTTGGCTCCGGGTATGGAGTTGAGGTAGTTCAACACCGGCTGAACTACCCCAGAATACTCAAGGCGTTTATCCCTATTGGCCAAAACAGGTCTCCTTATGCGGCTCCACGCCAGCGTACTTAACCCTCTTTGCTGCCATATTAAGGTCGTCATCAACTGTGGCGAGACCCACCCAATTTGGTCGTGTGGGTATGTCCTGCATATTGGGTTTATTCTCCTCGGTCCACATTGCCATCAGCAGATTGGTAGCAGCAGCACACAGGTGGTCTTCGTCAATCATACCAGCCATGTATTTGGCCAGATGCCGGAGAGCTGAATCCAGCATAGTATGCAGCGGGAGGCCCTTTTCCCAATTGCGTTCCGGGTAGTGAGGTCTGCCGGTTGCGGGGTCGGGCAGTATCGCATCCTCCATGTGCTTTGAGATGCGAATCAAAGCGCACATCGGCAGCAGGTCCATTCGACCCTTGCCACCCGTGTCACGCACTGCTCCAGTCTGATAGTCTTTCATGTCACACTTCTCCTCTCTTAATAACTCGAATGTCAACATCTGGTGATTACTTTCCGGTTGACCCGAAGCCATTTTCGCCCCTCCTCCCGTTATCGGCCACGATCTTCGGTACCTCAGACCACCGCACGTCCTCGATGTAGTGGAACAGCACCTGCGCCAGCCTCATACCCTTTTCCACGTGGAAGGTTTTGTCGCTGAGATTGTGAACGCACACGAACATTTCGCCGGTGTATCCATTGTCGATAATACCTTCATTCACCATGAGGTTGTAGTTGCGCATGGTTGAGGACCTGCCGGTGATTCTGGCGTAGAGATAGGGCGGCATATCGATCTTCACATCAGTGTGGATATCTACTGTCGCTCCCGGAGGAATATCACACTCCCTGCTGCAGAACAGGTCCCAACCGGCATCGCCGCTGTACTTCTTATAGGGGGCTTTCGCCCCCGGACCAAGTTCGAAATCCACGTATCTCACACCCATTATCCCATCACTCCTTTCATGTACTCACCCTCTTCGGCATCAGACATCATGCCGTCAGAATCTAACTTGTGGATGGTATCTTCCGCACGGTCCAAGTCCACCACACTATCAGGACCAGTGCTGATGTACAGGATATCACCGATCTCATGTTTCGAGATGAAATTCCTCAGGGCTGTAGAGTTCATCACCCCCTCTACATCCGTACACCCACTCAGGGACGGGTCGATGTAGTCCGCGAAGGTCAACGCGATTCCGGTAGGAGCGTTGAGGATGCAGGACTGATGGAACAGGTCATCATCCCACGTCGCTACTCTACGAATCTTCTTAGTTACCGTCGTGCGCTCCGGGTGTACGTATCCTCCAGTTATGGCGCTCAGGACATCCCAGTCGATCTCTCCCTGCATCGGACCGGAGTTACCAGCCACACGAATGGGATAAGTCCTGCAGACCAGCAGCACGTCGGTGACGCGAGAGGGCGCAATACCCACCTCGGAAATGACACCAGCAGCATTGGTGTCGATGCTGGTGCAATAGGGCCAGTGAGAATGTAGCAGCGACAACCCGGAACCCTGCGTCCCTTCGATCAGGATGTTAGACCCGTTGTCCTGCGCTTCGGCCAGAGCACGGGGAGTATTAGACCGGAGGCACCGCTCCAGCCCATATTCCTCGGCCACGTCCTTAAACTGCCGGAACTGCGCCGGGTCTCGGTTGATTCTCGCGACACGGGCTGGTCCGACACCCTCGCCGGTAGACCCGATACGCCGGTGCATCTCGCCGTTGACCCCACCTTCCTGCTCGTGGAATTTTTCATCCAGCACACCGGCATTCTCGTCAATAATCAGCCGGTCCAAGAAGTCGGGATACCAGTGCATGATGTGGACCAGCTCTTTCATGAGCTGCTTCATATTCAGCAGAGCACCCCTGCCGATCACGATCTTGGCATTGGGGTTAATCCATCCGCAGGGGATGGACTGCATGACGTGCTTTGCACCATCCCAGTAGAAAGTGTGCCCCGCGTTTGGGGACCCCACCCGGACGTGCACGTTGTAGTCAAATGCCAGATGTCGGGCGATTGCACCCTTACCCTCAGAACCATACTGGCCTCCGACCAGTACCATCAACTTACCTCTATTCACCGTCATTTCCTCCCTCTCAAACTTTTGATATATCGTATCATATCATGATACCCTTGCGTTCTACCGGCCCCAACATACTCCAGATTGTGGTCGTCAATATACACATCTGCGTATATCTTCCGTGTTGGGACCTCGTACATACCCTCATAGGCTTCTGCGTTGCTGGGGGCAGGTTCGTTGACAGCGCAGAAGTGCAGCCCTCTGTCGTCACACCATTTGACTGCGTTCTTAAGCTCCTGCCCATTGCGGGAGGTCCACAAAACCACCTCATGCCCCGCATCCATCATCTCCCGCACTAACGAAACTACCTCGTAGTTGGGAGGACCTATCTCCGGAAACTGGTTTTCGCACAGCACCCCATCAAAATCGACTGCTATGATCATATACTAACACTCACCCTTCTGCGGAGTGCCGCCGCACGTTCGATCTTCTTGCGCAAGTCCTTGCGCTGCTCGGATTCGGGGTTGAGGTAGTCTCTCCAGTGTAGGGAGAAATACGACCTCTTCTTCTTGCTGCCGGGTATCAGGAATTTCTTCTTGTTGATCTGCTCGACGCCACGCATCTTCATCAAATTTCTGGCTATGCTGCGTTTCAATTCACGCATACTATCACCTCCTATGGTTTTGGTAGTGCAGACGGGTCTACTGTCTCTCCGTTCCAGCGCTGAAACAGTCCCCATGAATAGCCATACTCCAGATCAATCCCCGGTCGAGGGTCAAACTCAAAGTCTTCCATAACGCGTTTGATCGTCGGCAGCGCCACGTTGATCTGGTCTTCCGGGATCTCGAATATAACCGAGTCATGGACCTGCATCAACATGTTAGCCCCGATGTCGTGCATGGCAGGGTACAGTCTGGAGATTGCCACCCGGACGATCTCAGCAACGCCGCCTTGAATCAAGTTGGACATCGCCTTATGCGGGTCTGCTCCCGGAGTGTTGAAGTGCCTCAACCTACCGGTCCACATCTGGATGTACCCATACTCCTTGGCGAACTCCTCGCATTGAGACATTAGCCTACGAAATCCGGGGTACAGAGCGTGGTACTTCTCCAGATAGTCCTTGGCTTTGGCCGGGTCCTCCCGCAGGTTCTCGGCCAGTTTACGATACCCGATACCGTAGATAACCGAGAAGTTCAGTCGTTTCGCCGCCTGTCTGGGGATACCTAGTCGGTTGGCAGTCTCCGAGTGAAGGTCTGCATCGTTCTCGATCAGCTCCTTCATCACGGGGTCCTTGGTATAATGGGTCACAAGGCGCATCTCCGCTTGCTTGTAGTCAGCCTGTGCCATGATGTAGCCCGGTCTTGCCGTGAACACATCTTTCACCTTGAAGACATCCGTGTGCTTGGCCACGGCTTGCAGGTTCGGGTTGCTACAGGACAGCCGCCCCGTGTACGTGCCTATCAGGTTCAAGGAGCAGTGGAGGTCTCCGTGTTCGTCCACGGCATTAAGATACGGAGTGTAGTACCTGCTGTCTACAGATTTCCAGCCCCGTGCCTCCTGCACCAATTTAGCATTCTCAGCACCCTGCCCACCAGCATCGATTACCTCAACCAGCTTCTCGGCAGCGGAGGATTCTACTCCTAAGAACTCGCACACCTTCTTGGAGGAATTGGGGTTTAGCTCATAGCCAGCTGCCGCACTCAGTCGCTTCTGAGCATCAGCATAATGGTCTACTGCCTCCACCCGATACCGCTCGATCATGTCCTTGTCGATGTGCATACCCCGGTGCTCCATCAGGCAGATGATGTACGAGTAGTAGTTGATCTGTTTCCATATCTGGTATAGATTGAAGTGCTGCAGAGCGGGGCGAACCAGCTCCAGCAGCCCCCGCGTCAGTCGTACGTCATCACAGGCATAAGGCTCCACGTCGGAAGGGTCTAACACGTACATCATAGACTTGGTGTTATTCGCCGCTCTCGGAGACCTTGAGCATTCGAGGTCCTGCCGCCAACATTCGTCGAATACCTTATCCTCCAGTATCGATTCCTGCAGGGACCCATCGCCCACATGATACCGGTCTGCGGTGCTTTTCAGTTTGAAATCCGGTTCGTTCTCGTTGAGCAGATGGACACCCAACATCACGTCCTCGAAATTCGGGGCAATCTCGATTCCGTCAAAGGCCATCATGTGCAGATCGTAGGAGTAGTTCCACCCTACGTAGGTCCGGTGACTGTCCGACAAGTAGTGTCGGAAAAACTCCATGCACTCCATTGGCAGGTTACGACCTTGGTAGTGACGGAACGGGAAGTAGTAAGCTTCCCGCCCGTCGTCGATTGCAATGCCTATCACCACGTCGCGCTTACGCTCTGCGTTGCCGAAGATCGACAGACCGGTGGTCTCGGTGTCTACGCAGGGGTCGGTGCAGGCAAGGAGGGAGGGCTTCACCTGCTCCAGCAATTCGACAGTATCTATCAGCATTACGCCCTGCTTTCTGCCAGCTCCTTGAGGCTCATGACCCGCTGAATCTGGCTCCGTTCGTTGCCGTTGTACTCGATCTTCTCAACAACAGCTCCGCATTCCTTGCCGATCACGTCGGACCGCTTGAACTTTACCACAGAGCCGGTCTGACCGACACCGAGGGCAACCACGGTCTCGGCTACCTTCCACATGGCAGCGGGGGTGATGGCGGTGAATACCTTGAGCTGGAATCCGATGCTCGGTCCATCGGAGACCTCGAAGGTCCACACGAACATGGGGTTGCCGCCCTTGGACACCGACTGCTCAACTTCGACACACTTGACCTTGTAGTTGCCGTCAGGAATGGTGAATCCGGAAGAGACCTCGGTGAGGTCGATCTCGAAGGTATCAGCCGCTCCAGCGGTGGACTGCCCCGGCATAGGCGCTGCCGCTCCGGGCATCGGGGGGTTGGTGGTTCCGGGCATGAAGGGATTGTTGTTAGCCATGATTGTTTCCTCCTAATGTTATTTATTGTCATCGGCTTTTGCCGTTATGACTACTTGGATTGGTAGCACTCCATATAGGCTTGCATGATACCCACGAAATTTGGGTCCTTCACAACAGACCCTATACGCTTTGCGAACTCTGCACCGCGAGTTTTAGCCGCGTAGTTGTTCATAGGCTGGGTCAGCATATACCTGTGGGTTTCGGCATAATAGCCGGTCTCCTCAGTACCCACCATCTCGTCGGCGGTGTAAAGATACCACACGTAGTCCATGTAGCCCATGACCGAAGTGCTGAGCTTGTCTGTCAGATTGGGCTTGGACTCTTCTAGCGTGTTGGTGCCCTTCCGCATCTTGTCCTTCTTGTGGGCGATGTAGATTACGTGCAACGGGAGGTCTCGGAACCCTCGGAGGATTCGGGCCAGCCTCTTACCAGCCACACCGTAGTCTTCCAGATAGACTTCATCCACCGAGTAATTCTTGTCCTTCTTGCGCCGATTCGCAAACTCCCGTGTAGTGATGCTTTCCAGCGCCAGCGTCTGCAACTCGGTGATGTTGTCAATCACCACAGTTTTGGTATTCTCGTACTTAGGGTCCTTGCTGGCGATCTTGAACAGCTCCTGCTCCAGCTCGTCCACCGTGTGAATGTCCGTAGCGTGAATGTCACCTCGCGGAGCGAGGGTCATAATACCACCATCGATATTGAACACGTGAACGTCTGCCATCGTCGGCACGTCCTGAGCAGTACCGGCCAGATGGGTCTTACCACTGCCAGGGTCTCCGTAGATCAGAATGTTCATCTTACTGGTGAACATCTCCGGAGTAATGAGGTAACCGTCGCTCATACTTCATCCTGCCTTTCCAACGGAACCAGATGCCGCTTATCGGCTACCAATCCCGTAAAATCAATCTTTTTACATTCATCAAAGTCAAAAGACGTTGATGACTCTTCGATCTTAAACAACGACCCTCCAAAAGTTCCGTCGTTGTACTTCACCACATCGAGATGTACTGAGCAATTCAGCACCTTGGCGATCGCAATCAGCTCCCGCGCCATGCGCTCCAGCCGAACTTCTATCGATTTAGCGCTCATTTTCCGAACACCCGATTGTAGGCATCCACAATCTCCTCGTCGGTCATATAACCCTCTTCACCCTTAGGGATGGTGAAAAACGCCCCGCGTCCACATCTCAACCCCGGACGGTTAAGACCACAGTCATCACAACACCTCCCATGACAGTATTTTGCTAGTTCACGACGCATGCTATCGACGTGTATACACCCCGCGCCGGCCCACTTCTTGAATACGTCGTTGTAGGCCCCGGTGTTGCCGAATGCCTTCTTGCAGATGGCCATCGCCAGATCGATCTCCGGGTTAAACGTATCATTCTCGGAACACTTGACCACGGTCTTGGTACCGTCACTCCAGAAGACTATCGTCGCCGGATTGTTGAAGATCACCTGTTTGACTGCATACCTGGGCAGCATGGGAAGGGTGAACTTGACTCCTCCTTGGGATAGTCTTGCCATCACCTCTGCCAAACCGGGGGTATGAAAGGTCCGCAGTGCCGCAGTAACTTGTTCTGTTTGATTCATACTATACCTCCTTCTCGTTTTCCATCAGGAAATCGGCGGCTTCGTCGGCTACGTGGAGCAGCCACGCCAGTTTATTGCGGCAGTATACCTCAGTCGGGTTGCTGTAAGTGGTGGCATCCCACTGCCCCATGTGGCAGTTGATTGCTGCCGCTTCATCCGGGGTCAACTTCATGAATGACTGGACTAAGAACACCGATTTGGCTCCGTGCCCGCCATAGGCGAAGTCTTCCTCAAACTTATAGGTGGGGTACTGCTCCCACTGGTTGTTCTTGTCCTTCCTCCACCGCATTTCCGTCTTGTATACCCCGACCTTGCACAGATCGTGGAACAGGGCCACAATCGCGATGGATTCATCTGAGGCGTCGCATTCGTACCACTTACACAGCTTCTTCAACTGTGAGTATACGTTGAGCGAATGGAGAACCAGTCCACCCTCGTGCGCTCCGTGGAACCGGGTCGACGCCGGGGCGGTGAAGAAGTCTGTATTCATCATCCACCCCATCAACCCTTGAATCCCGTCGCGGCTGATGTCGCGGCTAACAATACTGAGGAACTCTTGTTTCAGGTCCATTGATTACCTTCCTTTCAGAATCTCGGCTGCTGCACTGCGAAGCCGCCAATGCATCTTCCGCTTCCTCAAACTGAATGGGTCTTGCGGCTTCTTATGCTTACCCTCGAAGGGCGGGTTCACAACCGCATAGTCCTTCGACATCCGGTTCGTCACAGTAACACTACCGTCGTAATGAGAACCGTTTACCATCTGCTGTGCCACTATATCACCTCCTCTCAACTACCATTATAACACAGGAACAAATCCCATGTCAAGCACCTTCTTGTCGTCACTTCTTCCGCCGCTTCTCCAACCCTTGCTTTACCCACAGAGCAGCGAGTATGATACCACACAACAGCAAGCCTACGACTAACACACCCACCACTGCTACATCAACTGCATCAATTACTATGCGTACCATATAGTCACCCCACAATCAACTCGGCATTGGGAAGAGTTTCAATCCACTGGCAAAATTCCCGCCACTCGGGGAGCCGGTGGTTCTTCCGCTGAGCGTACATGGTCTTCAACTGCCGGTAATTGGTGTTGATTCGCATAGTGTAAGTGAACCCGCAGGGATTGCTGTACAGTACACGCAGAAGATTCTCCGGGGTCGGGTCATCGTTATACTGACACACCAACTCTGTCATTATTGCGATCATACGGGGGTCCACGTACTTGCAGTATGCCTCGTCTAAATTAAATCGCGTAATCCGGTGCATGGTACTGTTGCTGGACACGATGTCTGCGAAATGGTACCGTTCCTCTTCCACCAGACATTTGACCGTCAGACTGATATCGAATGCAACCCGAATACCACAAAGCCAGTTATCATGGCCAGTCCCCATATCGCACTGAGCCAGCTTGATCAGCGTAGTGGTTAGCCTGTCATCGTCTGGGTTTGGGTCCACCTGCATCGGGTACTTAGCAGCAGCGAAACTCTCGGTCAAATCGTATATTTTGACGCTGTGAATCTGAACCATGTCGCCATACCCGGACCCGCTATGCCCCCACTCATACACACTCATGTTATTCCTCCCATATTCTCGGCGTTCCGTCTGCATTTAGTATCACTTCAAATTTCCCGTTGCCGCCTTGCAAATACATTACCTTTGTGTCGTTGTCATACACGATATTGTAAGCAAGATTGCGTTCTACAACCGTGAAATGCGAAGATTTGCACCCGGCAAGCATCAGCATGGCCAGCAACAGAGCGACTATTGCTATACGCTTCATGCTATCTCTCCCTCTTTGTGTAATCCCGCTGTTTAATTGCTTCGACATCGTACCCTCGAAGCTCGGCCTGACACAAGGACTGGTACTGGCACATCTTACAATTCCACGGGTAGAGGCTGGGGTAGTTTACGGCCTTCTTGCCGTACGCTGCCTTGATGCCTTTCGCTGCCGGGACTACGCAATTGTTCCAAATGCGCATGACGGTCTCTGGGTTGCGATACTCATAAGTCGCCCGGAACCATTCAATATCGGCCAGCTTCTCCCGCATCTCCTCTTCATACGGGGTGGGGTCAATACCGTTCTCCCGGCAGAACTGCGCGTACTTGGCCCATGTGGTCTTGATTTTGGCCTTAGACACTGCACCATTCTTGAGCAACTGGGGGTTTGATGCCGGGGTGTTGACATGCTGCCATGTCATAGTACCGGAGATGTTGATACCCATTCTCGCACAGGCATGGGTGTAGACTGCATTCTGCAGGTTGTAAGCCTCGTCCCCGTCAGGGGACAAGCTCTTGCGGAACTTGTAGTCTGTACACCAGATGAACCCGGTCTCTTGGTCCTGCAGAATCGCGTCAATGAATCCATGCAGACCCTTAGTAGGTGGGCACGGCACGACGAAATGCAGCTCCAGTGCCGGGTGTGGTTCACCGTTCTTCACCACTGACATAACGCGATATTTCCACGGCTCGAACTCCCGGAACGCCTGAATAAACACATCCAAGGCGTCATCACGCATCTGATCAAACTCCGGCACCTCTTCGGCTAGCATAGGGGTGTTATCCATGTACTCTTGCCACATCTGTCCCATGGCTATACACCCGTCGTTCATACAGGATGACCACAACCCATCGTCGTAGTTAGTATCAAGACCGGCTTGCTGCTCCATCCACAAGCTCTGCATGGCGACCTGCATACCCTTGTGGCAGAGCTTGCCGATTGTCAGATAGGCACGTTCAATCCGGGGTGTGATGTCGTCGATATAGTTGTACGCCCACTTGCGTCTGCAGCTCATGAACGTTTGAATCTGGCTTACGCTAATCATCCCCACCGGTGTCTGCTTCTGTTCATCGAACAGATACTTGGTGTTCCTCACGTCGATTCTCCTTCCTGATACTCATCTATGTAACAAGTGGACGCCTTACACACGTCGTCCAATCCCAGCAAACACCCACAGTCTCCGTGATTCACCATACAGTTATAGTTGAAGCACTGTCCTTTGCTGTGTACGCCCAGCACACAATAATCACAGCTATTAGCTTCACAAATATTGCATGGATTGTCAGCCATTACCTTTTCCTCCTTGCTTGTGCTGCTTTAATGACCCGTCCCTGCCTCGCGGCCTTGGCTTTGGTCTTATAGACCTTGCCTCTGGTCCCATACCGGTATCCTCCCTTGACCTTTCGGACTGGCACACTCATACCTCCTTCTTCAAGTGAATATCCTTATCCACTCTCTTTCGGGTGTCTGTGTCGTCCAGCGAGAATCCCTCGCCCATAACCTCTACCACCATGCCATGCAGAATCGCCAGCCGCTTGGCATCCTCCTCCACCGAAATGGACTTGACGTACTCTACAATCAGTTTGGCCTGTGCAAAGTTCCAATGCGAAACCCTAGCGCCACCGAACAACCGTTTAGCACATGCGTTGACAGTCGCGGGTGACAACCCTAATTCATACGCAATCTCGGCATTGGTATAGATCGATTCTCCCTTAGCATTAATCATTGTCTCACTCCCCTGTTGTACCGTTCCGGATTGGTTGCATTCGTTCCATTCCCAAGGGAATTGGAACGGAACGCAACTCAATCGTCGGACTTATGGTCGCCAGAACCGCCACCGGTTCTAACCTTAAGAGATAGGTCTATCTTCAAATTGTTGGGCTTAATAATCTCGTATAAAATAATCAAACCCAAAATGGTTCCCATAACTACACCTCCTTCGCTTTCCATTTTCCGTCGGGCATCTTTTCCACTAATCCGGCGGCTTCGAGTTGCCGTATCTGTCGCGATACTGTAGACTTACCCTTGCCAGTGGCATTACACAGGTCGGCCTGTGTCATGCTGCTCTGCCTGAGCAGGTCCAGCATAGCATCCTGGTATACCGGCCCCCTGTTGGTAGGTTGCGGCGTAACGTCGTAGTGTCTCGTAGTTACCGAATACTTCATCGGATACACCGTCGAAATGTCGAACGTCAACGATATGGACGACTGATTGCCCATAACCTTCGAATGCCGTCTCACTACCACCTCATTCTGGGCGAGGCGCGGGTTTCGGCGGACCTGCCAACCAGCCTCCAAGAACGCATTCAAGAACTGCGAACCCCATGAATCCTCACGGGCTGTGCTGTCGGGGTCGAGGTTCTTCTTCGAATGGTGGGCGATTACGAAAGAGCAGCCGTACTTATCGCGCCACGTCTTGAGCACCATCATCCTATTGGCAAGGTCGGCCATATAGTTGTCGGTGCTGTCTGTCGTCGAGTACAGCGGGTCAATCATGATCACTTTAGGGCGCAGAGTAGCAATCTGCTGCTCCATCTCCTCAATCACCTTCTTGTTGCCGAATCTCAACTGCCGGTCCGGGTGGACGTAAATCGGTATGTCTGGCATCGAGGGTATGGTCCACTGCTCCCCGTCCAGCTTCGGCAGCGCTCCGAGTTTCTGCTCAGCAATGAGCGCCAATCGGTCAGTCAACCCCGCGTGGCTGTCTTCCTGCTGGATTATCATGGTAGGTCCGGGGCTGTTTACCCGGTACTTGCCGAGGAACGGAACGCCAGCTGACACCGATACCGCGAGGTCCAGCAATATCCACGTCTTGTAGGATTCGGGCGGGGAGACGAGGAAGGTAATCGACCCATCGGGCAACCATTCGTCCACCAGCCACGACACGCCTTCACTGCCGTACCCTTTCACGTAATCGGTCATCTTCATCACCGCGAAGGTCGACGGCTTCGGCTCCTCTCGTGCAGGAGCATGCCGATCGTCCTCGAACTCTACCTTGGTAAACTGCTGGTCCACACCGACATGGGACCGCTCAATTGACTTGATAGTGGTCCGGACCTCATGTACCGGCATGGGCGGATCGTTTTTCTCGTTCCACTCCATAAGCAAGGCTTCTACTATGTCGGAGTTGAGGCCCTTCTTGAAGAAGTATCCAGCCAGTCTTGCGCAGGTATCGTTTCTCCCGCCCTCGGAGACGCCACGGAGAGCCTCAGTTATCCAACCCTCCCCTTGGGCAGTAGGTCGGGACTGGAGGTCAAGGAGACCCATCGGAAAGGCTCCGAGAGGCCCCCGCTTGACCCATTCGTACCTCCTGCCGCTCTGGTGCATTGTCGGGGGCAATACGAGAAACCCACCGTCAGCACGGAGGTCGGCTCCCTCAAAAATACCGACACGGTTGGATACCTTGCCCACGTTCTGCGGGTAGAGATAGAATAAATGCCACCCACCGCCACCAGACCGAGCAACCATTTGGGTGGGGTACTTCTTAAGCAGTTCGTCGACAGGGATTGGGCACCAGCTCTCAACATCCAGCACCACCATGTTAGAGATTCGACCAGTTACTACACCTACACCAGCACCGG